ACTTCCCTGACCGGCCCGAGTACGACGAGGAGCATTTCCAGCAGCTCGCCAGCGAAGAAAAGCGGAACAAGTACGATCGCGGCGTCATGACCGGGTATTTTTACAAAAAGATCCGGGCCCGCAACGAAGCGTTGGACCTCAAAACGTACAACCTCGCGGCCGTCGCGCTGCTGAACCCGAACTGGGAGCGTTTGGCGGCCAAGATGGAACGGCCGCCGTTGCTCTTGCCCCAGACAGAGGCCGATGAACAGGATTCAGTGAGTGTCGGTGCCCCGGCTCCGCTGATGCCACAGAAGGATGAGCCGCAGAAGAAGTATGCGGAGAAACCGCCGCGGCACGTCACAGTGGCTGGATGGACAAACGGATGGAGGCGCTAAGATGAGTCTGAATGATTGTATTCTCTATGCCGTCTACGCCGTATTGCTGCTGGGCAACATAGGTGTCTGGTCTGCGATATATCGAGATTCGTTGCGCAACATGTCGGAACGACAGAAGAACAAACAACCGTGCAGTATTTGCGGGGCCTATCGTCAGTATGGGAACGATCACAATGGAGGGGTGAATGATTGATCTGGCTTTACTCGGGCTGCTGCTGGTCATGGTGCTGATGGGCTCGCTGGCCTCGGTAGGCTGGGACACCTACGAAATGCGCAACCGCGAGAATTGGTGGTGGGCCTGTGTGCTCGGGATGGAGTGTGTCTTGATGTATGCACAGAACCCATATCTTGCCGCCATGCTCGCGTTCTTCACGGTGGGCCTCTGGCAGATCGGCCGGAGCTGGTACATTCTGCGCGGCATCACGATTCCAACGGCAGCGATGGGCGGGGTCTATATCCTCATGGTTCCCCACATGGGCCGCTGGATGGTGTCGCCGATCTTGTGGAGCTTCGTGGCGGTCGGCGTGGGGCTTGGAATCTGGGGGATCATGGGCTACCTCAACAAACAACGCCCGTACAACCTGGTGGTCCCTCCGTCATGGTTTGGCATGTGGGGCATCTACGAGCACGGCTACGAACGCCCACACCGGCACCTGTGCGGGCAGGGAAACACGCTCCACCTTAGTTCTGTCTCATCGCTCACGGTAGCGGCGGCGGTTGGGCTCATCATCATGGGGCAATGGTGGGCAGCGTTCTGTTTACCGTTCTGCCTGCTCCCGTTGGCATTGATCTACTCGCAACAGGTTCGGCATAATAATACACTTCGGATAAACGAGCCTGATAGGTTCAATCCTGGCCAAGGCGGGATGAATCTTGGTGTGCTGGCGGTCGGTCTGCAATGGATCTATTTCCCGGTTATCGCGGTGTGTAGTGTGATCTTGATTGTGGGCGGCATAGTCGCCGCGCTGGCGATTGCCAAGCCCTGGACCAAAAAACACAAGTGGATGGACTCGGGCCGGTTGGCCTATTGGGTCGATGCGCTCGGGCTGATCTGGTGGCCGGCAGGATGGCAAAAGCGGCTCTTTGGCTTTGGCACAGCCACCTGGTTTTTGTCCACCGTCCGCATGGCCGAGCAACGCAAGCACGTCAACGTGTATACCGCAGCCCATAACGAATTCATCCAGCAGCTCCTTGAGCACGGCATCATCGGCTTTCTGGCGCTGGCGGTGTATGTGGGGGAGGCGCTCTGGCGAACCTCGCACGGCGGGCCGGAAGGCGCGGCGGTGTTTCTGCTGGGTCTCACCGTCTGCTCCATTGCGTCGGTCAACTTCCCCTTCACCTTCTTCCATGAATATCACCCTAGCACGGCAAAGGAGGAAAGCTGGTACGGATCGCCGACGCTGAACGTGTTATGTTTTGTGGTGGCGCTGCTGGTCGAAGCCATTCATTGATCGAAAGGGGGCCGACGATGGGGTTTGTCTTTCAGGATTTGCTCACCTTGCCAAGGGACCAATTCAGGCTGGACGAAGTCGCCGAAGCCTGTGAAATGAGCCGCCGCAGCGTGCAGCGGTACATCCGGGCGGGGAAGCTCGGGGCGGTGTCGACGCCACTGGGCCGACGAATCCCCCGGGCGGCGATCATGGCGGCTTCGCCAACACTCCTGAGACGAATTTAGCGCGACAGATCCATAGACGATTGGGAGCAGCTTTGATATCTCCACGGGTATGGCTGCTCCCGTTCCTTCCCTCGAACCAAGCACGATCAACGCAGGCGACACCATCGCCTGGACCCGCTCGTTTTCTGACTATCTTCCGGCAACCTGGACCCTCTCCTATGCCTTCCGTCTTGAGGACGGCTCGGGCCTACTCAATGTGACCGGCGCGGCGTCCGGCACAGACCATGCCATGACGATTTCCGCAGCCAGCTCGACGGCCATGAAGGCGGGCGCATGGCTCTGGAATAGCTATGTCACCTCTGGCGCTGAACGGTACACCGTTGGCGCGGGCCTGGTGACCGTCAAGCCCAACCTGGCGAAAATCGATTTCTCGACCGATCTCCGCTCTCCGGCCAAGATTGCCTATGACAACGCCCTCGCGGCCTGGCAAAGCGTGAAGCTGGGCCAATCCGTGACGCTCAACGGGCGGACCTACACTCAACACAACCTCGACAGCCTCATCCGCTTTGTAGACCGTTGCCGGGCTGATTATGCCCGCGAAGTCGATGCCGCCAAGATGGCCCAGACCGGCGTGAATCCTCGCCACATCGGCGTGAGGTTGAAACGTGTTTGACGCGCTAAGAAAGACCATTGCGAAGGCGATTACGCCGACACCGGCCAAGCGGGAGACCCGGCCTCCGCTCACCATGGCGCGCATGTATGCGGCGGCGAAGCCCTCACGGCTCACCACAGGCTGGGGCAATAGCACCACGTCGGAAGATGGCGAACTGTCGAGCAGCCTGCGCACGCTCCGCAACCGTTCCCGCGAATTGGTGCGCGACTCGGCCTACGCCAAGCGGGCGAAGGTGATTGTCCAAAACAATGTGGTGGGCTTGGGGATCGGCTTGCAAGCCAAGGTGGGCACCACGCGGGGCAGTCTCAACCAACGCATCAACGATGATCTGGAAGCGGCTCACGCCCGATGGGCCGAAGCCCAGAATTGTCATACCGGCGGGGCGCTGCATTTGTGCGACCTGGAACGGCTGGCCATGGGGCAGGTGTTCGAAGCCGGGGAAATCATCATCCGGAAGCATCGGCGGGCCTTCGGCAATAGCGCGGTGCCCCTGGCGCTGGAAGTGATTGAGCCGGAGCGCTTGGCCGACGAATTCCATCCTTCGGCGGAATCCCCTGAAGGGGTCGTGCGGCTCGGGGTGGAGGTCGATCCATTCCATCGGCCCATCGCCTACTGGATCCGCACGGTGCACCCCGGCGAAATCCGTGTGAACCCACAACAGACCAGCAAGATTGAGCGCGTCCCGGCTGCAGACATTATGCACCTACGGCTGATTGACCGATGGCCACAGACGCGGGGCGTGCCCTGGCTGCATGCCGCGGCTCGACGCCTGAACGATATGGACGGCCTGGGCGAGTCGGAGATTGTCGCGGCGCGGGCGGCGGCCTGTTACATGGGATTCATCGAACTCCCGAACGCGGAAAGCCAATACGGCGACGAACAAGCGGACGGATCACGCCAGTCAGAGCTTGAGCCTGCGATGATCGAACGGCTCAACCCTGGCGAGAAATTCAACTTCGCCGCTCCGAACAGGCCTAATGCGCAACTAGATCCGTTCATGCGGCTCATGTTGCGCGAAGTGGCAGCGGGGATCGGCGTCTCCTACGAATCGCTGTCACGCGACTACAGCCAGAGCAACTATTCTTCTTCCCGGCTGGCGCTGCTGGATGATCGGGACCTCTGGAAATTTCTGCAACTCTGGTTCATTCGCAATTTGCGCTTGCCGCTCTATCGGGAGTGGGTTCAGGCGGCGGTGCTCTCGGGCGCCGTCTCGACCATCGGTGTCCAGGCTTATGCGCTCGATCCTGAGCGGTTCGAAGCGGTGCGGTTCAAGCCTCGGGGATGGTCTTGGATTGATCCGACCAAGGAAGTCGAAGCCTACAAGGAAGCGATCAAGGCGGGCTTCACCACACAGGGCCGCGTCATTGAGCAGACCGGCAACGGAGATGATCTTGAGGACGTGTTGCAGGATCGCAAGCATGAGCTTGAGCTGGCCGATTCTTTGGATCTCACGTTCGATACCGACCTTGAGGAGATGGCCGAGCTGGAAGCCGAAACGAAAGCGGCCAGCGCTCCGTCGCAGCCAGGATCGGCAAAGACGGACATGGAGCAGGATGACAACCAGGACGCAGACGCGGCGATTGCACGCATGGAGCAACTTCTAAGAGGGGTGCAGGCATGACCGTTGAAACCCATAAGCAGAGCGAGCTCTTCCGGCGCTGTGTGAGCGGCGCGGAATTCGAAG